GACCTGCACCAAATGTGTTGTAACCAAAACCAATTAGGCTATCGCCCATTACAGCTGGGGCATATTGCGCCGTTACGGTTTGCTTATTATTAGTTAGACCCAATGCTGACAATATACCCATATGTATACTTTATACCATAAAACGGACTAATGGTGCAAATTACACAAAGATTTGCGCGGTTTGTTGTGGGCGTGTCAATTGGCTTACAACCATGGCCAGAGATATTGCAGCTGTAACATCACCGGCTGATTTTCTTCTAATTATGCGCCAGCCAGCATCGCTAGTCTTAGCAGCGCAATTATTTAAGTGTTGTACTAAATCTGCCTGGCCACTATGAACCATTCTGCTATTAGCCATCGCATCTGATAAATCTGAACATGCCTGGTAGAACGCTTGGCCGCTAACATCTTGCATGCGCCAGCCACTTTGCTCTAATCGTGTGGCTATTGACTGCGTGGCGTACTTGTCAAAGCAGATTATATGTGGATGGTATTTTTTAGCCCACTCATTTATGTCGCTAGCCATTTTAACTTCATCTATTGCGATATCACTATGCCAAAGCTGTGCAAGGCCTACAGCTATCTTCCCATCTTTCATTTGACCCATAATCAAAGCACCGGATCTGCGAGTAGGTGCAATATCAAATGCCATTATAGTCATCGGGCCGACAGGGATCTCTAATGTGCTGTCACTGCATGCTTCTATACTGCCATACACCCAAGGACTGACTGCGCTATCTACCCACTGACATAACATTTCAGTTCTAGTAGCTTCTATGCTGTTTGTATTTACCGATTCTTCTAAAGTCTGCTCACTTATCAAATGCCCTAATGCTGGATTCGCCATAGCCCAGGCTTTACGGTCATGGATCTTACAATGTTGTGGTGCTGACCATTCGTAATAACCTAAATTGTCAGGTGGGTATGATAGGCAGCGTTCACGTAAATCATTTAGCACCGTACTAAATCCATCACCAGCATTACTTGTCATTAAGGTCATGGCTTGCGGTCTCGCTCTGGTTACCGGTAATGCAGCTGTAAATGCTTCCGGTGTCCATTCACGTAACTCATCAATGTATAGGAAGTCGGCAGTCTTACCACGTGGTGCATCTCTGGTCGCTGCTGCAATTTCATAACGTGCGCCATTTTTTAATGTAATAGATTCTTGACCATTAGCCAAACGGATTTGCCTTACTTGGTCTTTCAAAAATGGATTATCTTCAATTGTGTATGCAACCTGCCTAAATGTATCTAATGCCATATTTCGGTTAGAAGACATGCCTAACACATTTTTAGAACCCCAAAGGAATAAATGGCTAAGAATTAACATACGTGCTAAATGGGTTTTGCCATTTTGACGTGCTACTAGGATGAGAGCTGTTATCTTGCGCCAATTTTGCTTATCATCTAAAGCTAGTAAATCATCTAGCACCCAGCGTTGCCAGGGAATTAATGGCAAACCAATTTTCTCGGCTAAATCTGCAACTTCTTGTGATTTGGATGGGCCTTTTAATAATGGCGTGTGGATTCTAGGCTCAGTGCTGCCAATTAGCCCGACCCCTCGTTGCGTCTGTTTTATTTCCACATCATTCTGCATTGAAGTCAAGCGTATCAGGTTTAATAAAGGGTGAATCCGGAACGGTCCGGACTGTCTCAGGGAGAGAAGAGTCTTGAAAAGCAGGGGGGGTCGCTTTGTGGCTAAAAAAACGCCCACCTTTAGAGCTATTACATGACTTACACATAGCACGTAAATTATCTGGACTCCACATATCGCCACCTTTAATGCGTGGAATGATGTGATCTACCGTGTGTGCAGGCTTATGGCAAACAGCGCACTGCCAACCATCACGATCTAATATAGTTATGCGTAGCTTCTTCCACTTACCACTGCCAATCTCACGTTCACTCAATGCCAACCCTTAATCTTGTAATGATCTAAAGCTTTACACATAGATCCATATCTATTTAGATTGTACTTGATACCCCACTCTACTTGCTTATAACCATCAACTGTTTGTAAGTATTTAGATCTACCTTGTGGTATGCCATAGTGTGATCCATTCCTGGCCTTGGGATTCCATCTTGATTCTCTAAAGTATAAGTAATCTAAACAATAGAACTCATTTAAGTTATTAAGCTGTATAAATGCCCATTGTCTGTAATTATCAATGTTATCAGCTGCAACGGAATAATCTTTTGAAAAGCAACTGCTAAATGCAATTAACAATAGAGTGGCCCAAACTCTGCGCCTTCCGGGCCTAGCCGTTGGCGGCCCAGCTTTTCGATTTAAGATCGAACGCTTTCTGTTCAGGGTAGCACACGGTGTCAAATTAATCAGCATAACCGCAGGTCAGACGGCAAGTCACAATTCGTAGATCATCGGTGTTAATCCAAGTCTCATCATAACCAGCCGTCATTATTTCGCTCCAATCAATTGGCAAGTGTGGCAGTCCACGGTAAGAAACTTCCATCCACCACACTTATCACATCTGCATATATCACTGTCAGGAATATGCAAAGCCTCAGCTATATTTTTGATACCCACGCATCCGCAGGACATGCACTGATACGCCTTAAAGCCTTCGGGCGTATCTAATTGCTCTAGCCATAAGAACTCAGTCTTAGCCTTACAGCCATTACATTTGAATTGTGGGTACATTGTGATAATATCCTTATTGCCTACATTGGCATTGAGTACAAATCAAGTAATTACCACTATGTATTAATCTGTCGTCATTACAAGCTATACATAAGTCAGTAGATGGTATGAACTTTACCTGGTCGTTTTCCATTCGCTCCAGGTAAGGTCCACCTCTTAGAATTTCTACATATCCCATTTATTCACCCCCTTTACCAGATTCAGCATCATCCGGCCAATACCATGTGCCGGCACTTGTTAATTTAGCCCATCGAGCTTCACATTGATCTGCCTTTGGCGCAGTGCATACATAACCTGCGTAAGGTTTATTCGTAGCTTTAGCAATGCCCTCTTTTTTTACCATATCACCATGCCGGCAAGTAAAACCAACGCTAACCACTTCACCAATTTCTGCAACGCTTTCGCCAATAGACCAAGCAACAGGAACAGGCTCGTTGCTACTATCTTTAGGTTGTGTGTCCACAATATGTAACGCCATCTCCATTGCAGCTGATTTAGATCCTGGTCTGCCATATTTAGGCGTAAATTGCTTTTCATTTACTCTAGCCATTTCTTCTCGACTAGGTCCATTCTTTTCAGTACCGATATTAGCCACCTTAAAAGCAACGCCTCGAGCCGAAGTCGCACAATTTTCAAGTGCAAAATCCCTATTAACTCCACGGTCCGAAATGACCTCTTTCGCTTCACCTGTTGCGAATGGTCTCTCGTCAGCGATGTCCCTAAATAATTCACATACAACAATGACTCTAGTGTCTGACTCCGAGACAATCTTTGTTCGTACTGCTCCATTCGGATACCTTTCCCAAAATATATTTGAACGTTCTTGAACGGTTGTATAATCTTCTAAATTAAATGCCATTACTCACCAGCTCTCCACTCATATTCATTGTCCTTTTCGGCTTCGATACACATTTTGTATATTGCCATGTATGCACAGATGTCCACGATACTGTCTTCGTGTCCAGGAGATTCTGCCAACCGTGAGATTTTTTGTAAAACATTGATAATTGGAATGTCGTGAGGCATGATCGGATAGTCAATATATGCACTAACTGATTTTGCGATTCGTTCCATGTTATAGATTGCGTGGCCATAGACGACCCCACGTTCATGGACAATTGCTGTTGCATTATTAAACAGCTTCTCAGTTGATGTCGGCATCAGTTTTATTCTGAATCATCCGGCGGTGCATGTCCCAACCATCTTTGCGGCCTCGCCAATAATGTGTTTGCTTTGCATTTTCATACATTCCATAAGCCCAAATGATTGCAACCATACTTGCAACCCATAACAGGCCAGCTTCTTGTAGTGTCATATAGCCCTATCTATGCACACATATTTTGTGGCATAGCAATAGTGTTGCACCTGTGTATGACTTTGTGGATTATTTAGGGCGTAGTTTGTATAACGTTTAGGTAACGATGTTACCCGTAATACCGCCCTAGAGCTGTAAATGAGCCATCCTTTGAAATAGGCACTAACGTTGGTGTTAGCGTCTTTCCTACGGCTTCTAGTATAGCAATACCCATCTGCCAATTCGCGCTTCCATAGCGGATATAAGAG